GGGGTTTGCTTGTTGTAGGGTCCTCTTTTATTTCCAAATAGCGCTTTTCTACAGCATTCATTGCTTGCCGTGCCTCCTCAATAGTGCGTGCATCAACACTTTCTTCTTGTTCTTTCTGAATCTTCTCCAGTTCTGCATCCATTTCTGCTCGCTTCTTATCAAGCTGGTCAGGGCTCATATTCGTGGCCTCCAGAAGGGTCGTTCCTTTTGCACGCAACCCATCCAACTTGCCTGTATATTCTTTAGATACCCCCAATACTTCTGCGGCCTTTACTGCCAAATCAATGGAGTTCATCGTATCTTGAATATTTGTTTTGATACCGCCAATCTGTTTTTCCACTTCCTGTTGATTTAACAAAAGTGCCGGGTCAGGCCTCGCTGCAGTCAGACCCAATGTTGCTAAAATATCGCTCATACTTCCAAGTCCTTCACTATCTGGACTCTGACAAAAAAGTAAGAGCGCATGCGACGTGCTAATAGCGTTTCATCTGAAAGAATCTTATTCCCTCTAAATAAGAAAAACGTTCAGCACTAGCCATGATAAATCTTTTTTATATGGCACGACCTCCATATGGAGGATGGGTGAGTTTCACTGCTCATCTTGCACTCAAACATGAACTCCCCCTCTTTAAAGTGGGGAACAAGACGGAAGCCAAGCATCGCGAATTCGGATACGGAGTACAGTATCAAAATAGGGCGATTGACGACCTTCCTTCTGGAAAAATCCTTATTACTGCTATTGATAAAACATACTACGAGGCTCTAGAGAAAATGCCAACAGGCTCATATATTGTCATACATGACCCCACAGAAGTTACTGGAAAGGGCACTGAGCCAGTACTCCGGAATCTGAAACGATTCAAAGTCATTACTATTCGTGAATCGGTACGTGACTTTCTCAAATCACAGTTTGGTATTAGCAGCCGATTCATACTCCACCCCTTTTTTGCATACGACTTTGAGAAAAATAAGCGGCCTACTGGAGCAGTCAGCTTGTCCCGTGTGGATTTTGATAAGCACACAGACATTATCATAAAAGCGAATAAACAGCTCTCAGACCCTATTGATATTTATGGTGCAATCAATCGTCAATATGTGTTCTTCAAACTGAAGGAGCTGGGATTTCAGAAATACTACAAAGGGGGGTTTGAGAAGAGTTTTGAACAGTTGTCTGATATCTTGAAAGATGCCAAATACGTCGTAGATATGAGTGTCATTAAACACGACGGTGGCGGTTCTCAATACACCTTTTTAGAGGCAATGTATCAGGATTGTGCTCTTATACTGAATAGGCGCTGGGTAGAGGGGGGTCAGAAAACGGCCTTTGTTCCTGGAAAGAACTGTTTTGCCGTAGGAGATGAAGATGAACTTGCAGACATTTTGAAACGTGACCCACCCACGAAAAAAATCGTCGCTGCAGCAAAAGATATTCTGCAGCCCCATTTGGATGTGAACTGGCTGAAAGAGTTGGCCAAAATCCGTGGTCCGAGTGCCTAGAGAGCATATTTGAGACCACCCATTCCAGAAGCAATCTGGAACCAGTTCAGATTTTCCACATAGATGACTACATCATATGTATATGTTGTATTCGTCGGTAATGGATATAGGTCCAAATCCACTTGGAAGTTGCGAATACGACTCGCGTTTATAGAGCCTGATGGCTGTGTAGGAGAACGCGACAACTCAAATGTATAGACAGGAAGACCTGTCTGTCCAAGGCCTTTCGTATATTTATATGGCGTAAGACGCGTAAAAAACTCAACAGGTTTCTCTTCTTGTATTTCATTTCCATTGCAGATAATACGAATGGCGCGTATGATTTCTTCTTGCGCGTTGGGCACAGGAACGCCTGAACATATTGCCTGTAAGTTTGGAGGCAGGCCAGGTGTAACTTGAAAGGGGGCAGTAGGGTATGCATACCAGTTTGTAAAGTTTGCCACGTCATTGCGGTTTATTGCATCCGATCTGCGCTGTACAAATATCATACGTGTTATTGGATTGTGTGTCTCCATATCAAGAATCTGGCGCTGATAGAGGCCCTGAAAAGGATATGGCGTTATTTGATTCATTATATATGAGAGCGGTCTTGATGCGAATATGTTTCGTTCTTCGTCTGGAAGATAGATGTATGTTATTTGCAGATTTGGCTGGTAGTTCCACGTGTTGAGTTGGGTGGTTTCATTTATATCCGTTAAAAAGTTCCGAATCTGCCCGCTAAGGTCTGTGACGGACGCATATTCTGGTTTATTGAGAGCGATTTCCTGTGTAGGTGCAAGCATTGCATAGGTAGGATTCACTCTATAGCCACTGGCATCCAGTATAGTGTAGAGATTCTGGATTGGATTCAGAGTGAGCTGCACTTGACACTCATGATACTGTAGACCCACAAGAGGAAGCGCAAGTGAACTAGATTCTGTAAACCAGAAAGAAAGAGGTACATAGATTGTACGACCGAATATAGATGGTCTATTCCCTTGTGGAACTCCTGCTGCGAGCGCCGGATTTTTTACAACAGTCGGATATGCGGTTTGTGTAGTTCCACCAGCATAGAGACCCTTTGCAGGGTCCGTAAGCTCAGGTACATTTCCAACAAGCTGCTCCCATTTGTGAAAAGTGTCCTGGTCCATGTCAATGAGTGCGCGGCTCAAGAGGTAGTTGCCGTCAAACTCCTGGATTTTTTGTCCACCTACGAAAAAGGCTGCGTTCTGTATGATTGCCGCTCCTATGTAACGCACCCACTGAAACTCATATTGCGCCGTTCTTCCTGGCACAGTGTTTGGCTCAATATATTTGCTAAAGATGGGGGGCAACTGAAATGTGAAGTACATGTCAGACATTAGGTCACCTTGACGTGGTATTTTTGCCCGGAGTTGGGTGGGTTGGTCAAAACGTAACTCATTCGGGCCATCTGGTGATACACGGATAGTTTCCATTGCAAAATGCGTGTATCGTTTGAACGCTTTGTAAAAATAACTTATCTGTGGATTTCCACTGAGCGCAACATTTTGTGTTCCATACGCTACTAATGTTAGAAAACCGCCACCTGGCATGTTCTCTCCTGACTCCTACCAGGAATAGAAGAGAATATCTGCTTACGCACGCCTATGCGTCTAATACTGATTTGCCCACCAATCATCTGAGAAATACGGAGGGTGGTCCATTTTCTTCTCTTTTATTTCAGATGATGGTCCTTGTGCCATCATTCTTGCAATCTCGCTCGTAGAGAGTGCGTACCGGGTATAGACGAATCTTGACATCTGACCTTTAAAGGCACCATCCAACTTGAAGTTTGTCGCACCTTCTAATGCAGGAATCTGCGTATTGAAGTTATACTTCATAGTAGAGAACATATGAATATCTTGGAAGTTCTGATAGGGAATGGTATCGTGGAAACTGAGGCGTGTGGCTAGTTTTCCATTGATGTAGACATCAAGACCACTTTTATTGCAGTTGAGAACTACATGGAACCACTTCTGAACAGGAATGTTCGTAATGTCAACATATGTATAGGGGTTCTTGTACGTGTTCATAAAGACGCGCATAGTGTTCTGGTGTCCGCGGATGAAGACGCCAGGGCCCATGAGAGGCCATGGCATCGCATTGCCCTTGTGAAAGACGTGTTTTAGCGTATCCTCTCCAGCGTCAAAAGTGGAGGGAAATATATTCAAAAAGAAAGAATATGCGAACTCAATTCCAGTTCTTTCATTCACAGAGAGACCAATCACTTTTGCATCCGTGGGATATTTGGCAGCATCTTGATAAATGCGAAGAGGCATTGTTTCAGAAGATGCAGTATAATCCATCAATGTCACATATCTGCTGGATGCACTTTTAGCTACATTATAGATGGTGTCAAATGTTAATAGAGCTAGAAATATTAGCGCTACTAGTATTATGCTACCCCCTATTTCGCCGGAAAAGAATCCTTTGATTTTAGAAGTAACGCTATTATTCTCCATTTCTATCCTAGGGTGTTAAAGTATATATAGCTTTCAAAATGTTCTGAGACATTATATGTATTCAGCATATTTTGAACTAGAGAGAAGAGTTATACACTGCTTCTTCCAAAAAGAGAAGTGGCCCAGCCGAGTAGGTTGGATGTTCCACCCTCTGGTCCAGACAAATAG